ATTATGGTCAAAATCTTCAGCGAAATCTGCTAATTCCAAGAATTCATTTGTTCCTTTTTGGACGAGTTTGTATTGCATTTTTGATCTCATATGTATTAATTAAATCCAACTAGAATATCATCTGGGTTGGCTATAGTTTGTGTATAGTTAGCAAATTTATCCGCTTGCGCTTTCAGAATATTGTTGCGAGTAGAATTACTGCCACAGATGGCGCATGGCAAGCAATTATTTTGACCAGTCGTGAATGGGATTGATGAGTAAATTGGAACCACGGGATCATCACCAAATGGGGAGATGAACTTGTTTGGAAAGCTAGTGACCTCTTTGGTTGCTGTAATAATCGATGGCATATTAGCAGGGATTCTGGGCTTTAAATTGTTGTGCAGCGGCAGTTGCAGATTGAAGTGCAAGCACTCCAGCTTCCTCCTGCGCGTGTTCAAAACTAATATATGACAAGAACGTAGCAGATGCCGTGGCAGAAATTGATTTCGATGGGTTTACATCACAAATCAATGTTGCGGTCTTGAATACCTTTGCGCTATATGAGTTATCATTTGCCGATTGTTGCTCGTATGGATTAGGCAACAGGTCGATTAACAATGTTTCGCCAGTTTGTGCTACAACACAAGATTGAGTTTCGTCTCCCTGCGGAACACCTGTGGACTTTTCCATGTATGGATCCATGAAGAGTCGAACGATTTCCACTCCGAATTCACCGCACCACTCGATTAACAAAGAAAATGCCTTATCTACATCGTCTGTCAGATAAGACTCGCACGTTGAAACAAGTGAATTCCGTTGCGCCGATTCAGTGGTCAACCTTCGATACTGGGAGTTAAGGAAACCTAGATTCTGAATCTCTGACTCATACGGAGTATTCTGCCATTGGTAGTCATCCGTGACCGCAAGTATGCGCTTTTGAAGGATTGGGTTGTATGATCCCTTGCTGCCCCTGTAGGACACTTTTAGGTCAACTGTGCCACCAATCTGCGTTGATTCGATTTCGGCATACACAAACTTCTTTAGATCCATTTCGTCTCCAAGCAATGGAGTTTCAAATTGCGAGTAAATCCGATTGTAAAGTGTGGTCGTAGTTTTGTCTGGATTGATCTGAAGGTAAGAATCGATTCGTTCTGGTTGGAATGACTCCCAAAGGTGGTTGAATGATCCATCGTTGGTCGCTGCATAGTCTACACTATAATGAAAGCACCGAGATTGCCCGTCAATGACCCCTGTAGTCCATTCTACTGGGCGTGTTCCTGTCCAAACTCCAGCCCATGCTGGAAACCTATTTTCTCCACTACCCCATTCTGATGCCGTTGCATAATCTAGCACCATGGTGTCTGAATTTAATGTTTGAAGATATGGAATAGAGTAAAGCAAATAGTTTTCAAATCCCGTGGCACAAATCCTCGTTGGATCCGCTGCCATGAGTCTCTTTGCTCTTGCCATTTCAACGTCCTTAAACAAAACCTGCGAGGACAAGTAGGAGGTTGCTGCAATATCACCTGTCATTAGACCCCCCTGCGCGTACCACCACATCTGACCTGCTTGGAAGGCAATTGATTTTCCAGCAATGCAACCAACAGTTGGGTAAAGGGTGGATTGGAAGTTTTCAGTTGTGACCCACTGCTCGCGATCAAGAACTCCTGATTTCAATTGAAATGTAGAACGATCAGTAAATACAATCAATCTTGTCGAAGTGTCCTGACCCACATAACTTGTCATTCCAGTGACGGGACGAGAAAAACTAAAATCTCCACGGGATGTTCCTGTTGTGCGTTCTTTGAAAGAGGTTGGATCACCTAGATCGGATGCAAGCACGATATTCTTATCAGCGATCCACATTCTGTTTCCGCTATATGCCATCCAGTATCCTACGGGAATTGTGGAGAGTTGCGTTCCACCCTTGTCTGCACCATCCCAAAATGATGGATATGAAATACCATCTTGGATCATCACAATCCGATGTGCAGGAGTAGCAAACTCGTCTGTTCCAGTCGATAGATTTGCGGAGCGTGTGGCAAGCGCAAACACGAATTGATCAACGTCTGGTGACATCGAGATGTTTTTCAGACGATAATCCTCCCAGTTGCTTGGCTGAACCAACGGGAATGGCGAGTAGTAGACGTTTCCGTTCACAGCAAACACCATGTAGGACAACTCGCTTGCAACGACACCATTTCCATCAACGTCGAAGATTTTAGCTGGGGTAGTTGATACTACCCCATCACGCTCGATTGTGAGTGCCGATTCCTTTTGTTTATTTGCAGAAAACAGAACACCACCTTGGAAGTTTCCAGCGGGAAGGGATAGTTGCATCTTATGCCCCGGTCTGGTCTGCACGATGCCACCACGGACATTAACATTTACTCCCCACTTGCATTGGTTCTCAGGCAATGACCACGGGTTGCGAACGGAATTAACCCCTTGCACCCACCCAGTTGAGACTTTTTTTAGTCTTCCTGCTGTAATGTTTTCACTTTTCATTCTAGAAGTGATTTGTAATTTTCAAGACGCAAGATTAAAGCATTTCTATTTTCTGGAATTAATGCATTAGTCTTTGCTGTCATTGACATTTTAATTCTTGTTTCAAGAGGAATTGTTCTTCCTTTTTTTGCATCAGAAAGCTTTTTTTTATGTTCTTCTGAAAGCTTAATTCCTTTTCTAGCCAAAGAAAGCTTTAATTTAACTTCAGGTGACATTGGTTTTCTGTTTAAATAATGTCCTCTTTTTAAAATTGTTTCTCTTATTTTGTTTTTTGTTTCTTCAGACATCACCCTTCCAACTTGACCTTCTCCCCCATCTGTTAAATTTGTTAATCTTATTCCAGTATTCCTAAAATTTTCAATAATTAATTTTTCAGCATTATTGCAATCATCCTCTAAATTAAACCAATTTATAATTTGCATTTTTGGCTTTTGATTGCTTTTCAATAAAGAACCAATCCAACAACAACAATGAGATTTTCTGGTTTTATGTCTAGCTGTATAAAGGTGCTGAATAATCCTTCTTTTGGGATTATTTGTTTTACCAACATATCTTATTTCATCCGTTGATGGATGTTTTAAAAAATAAATACAATGTTGCATATTAAAACATTACTGGATCAGATGTATCACCATACGTTTCAGAATTAATTTGTGGTGGAACAAATGCGTGACCATCTTGGTGTTCTTGCTGGTTTTTGAGATATGCCAAAGCAAATCCCCAGTAACGTAGTGATTGTTCAGCAAAATCTTTATCCTCCAAGTCGCAAGCGTGAACCCCGCAAATGATTGCGCGTGTGTGTTCAATTGGGATAAAATCGTACTTGGACGTGATAACTGGAGGTTTTAGCCTATAGGCAATTCTTACCCATGCACATGGTTTGCCAATGCGAATCCTGCGGTACTGCGGATTGACCTCTGTAGGATGGTATTGACCAATCAAGGTCAAATCGTTACTGCGTCCATAGTCCATAGCGTACAAGCTCACAAACCCGTCTGTAATGGGTTTTTGAATGTTAGAAACACTCTTAACTAGGATTGGATCCTCAATGGCATCAACAAAGAATTTGCTGTCCGTGGATAGACCACTAGTTAAAAACTCTTTTCTTCCAACAATGCTAGATAGGTTTTGAGATTGTGCTTTGGTAGCATAAAGTTCAAACTCATCGTTGTCGATGCGGCGAATGAAGTATGTCGTTCCTGCTACAAGACCAGATGGAAGTACATCTCCAGAATTGGCTCGTACAGTAACGGACTGACCTGTTGTGTAAAGCGAAGCGTCAGCAACAATGCTTGTGGATGGGGATGCCGTAAAGGTGCGTTGGATATCGAGCGACAACTGACCTGTGCCGGGGGTCGTAATTGGAACCAGCGCACCTACAGAGTATACATTAACACTATCCCCAATTACCCTAACTTGGTAGTCCGTTCCAGCAACCAACGGCAATGGCATGACTCCGCTTGTAGCAAATTTAACAGTCTCATTTTCCTGCAAGAATTGCACAGAGGAAGGTTGGATTAGATTATTGTACGGCAACGGAGAAACAACGAAGCGTTTAGCAAAATACGATTGTCCAGTTCCAAAAGAAGTAATGCTAATTAATTGAGCAGGGGAAATTGTTGATGTATAAGCCCGTGCAACAGTTCTTGACAGTATTTCTAGATATGATGGAGTTGTTCCTACGTCAATTGATGGGCTTGTTGTTGGTAATAGATAATCCGTTCCCCAGTAAATTTCAGAATACGTTGAAAGGTTTGTGAAGTCACCCAACCATTGGTTCGTGAATCCAACCGAAAATGAGCGTGAAAGAACAACATAAAACGATCCCGTTGGAGATGATGTTACGTTTATTTTACTAAAGTCAGCATTTTTAACAGTAAAATTCCCTGTTAATGTATTGAGTGGTTTTTCTGCTCTGTAAGAAGTTCCTGAAATTAAAGGTGTTGGCATCAATCCAGTCGAAGAAAATTGTAAAAATACACCAGTTGAGGGTGTTATTAATGCCGTTGGAACGCTTGTGTATCCAGTTCCGCTAGTGACAACAGTCAAGGAAGTTACTTTTCCGTTAGCTACAGTTCCCCTTGCTGTAGCACCACTTCCCCCACCATCTTTAATTTCAATCTGTGGCTCAACCAAATAACCAGACCCCTCATCAACTTTTGTGAATCCAGCTAAAACAGAAGTTTCAATTGTGCAGCTTGCCGTTGCTTGTGTTCCTGCTTTTAAAACAACTTTTATTGGAACAGAGGGATCGTCTCTTATTGCTGGGGAAGTAAATAGAATTGGAGTTCCATTTGCTGGTGATGCTGTTCCAGCAGCAACAGCATATGTGAATGTGTTTGCGTCTACATAATTTATAACCTTGTTGCCATTGTATCCAACTACCGCAGCACCACTAACGTAAATAGTTTGACCATCTGAAAGTCCGTGATTAATTGTGGTTTGTGCTGTAGCCAATGTTCCTACACAGGTAAGTCCAGTAATGGTAACCTCATTTCCAATAGGGTTATTTAATTGGTATGTAAGTTTATTGGAACTAATTACTGATACTGTAAAATTTCCATTATATCCAGCAGGATCTGCTCCCGTGATTGTAACCTCGTCTCCAGTACGAAACCCGTGACTTCCGCTAGTGGTCACTGTGACGTTTATCAAATTGTCCGTAAGAACAGTTGTTATGTTTTTAGGCACAGCAACGGGAGGTGCTGTAATTGTAATAGATAATGGTGACCCTGTGTCTATGTACCCAAACCCTGAATCAGTTATCACAATAGAAGAAATCTGATAGGAAATGCTATTTCTAATTGCATAACCAGTGGCTCGTCTTGTGATTATTGTGCTTCCTGTTGGTTTGGTTGGAGGAAGTGGAAAAGTAACAGTTATATTATCATTTGTGTAACCTGATCCTACGTTGGTTAAATTCACAGAGAAAACACTTCCGACTACCACGGGGGTGAATTCTGCATCCTGACCACTAGGGCTAGGAATGGAGAGTCCCGGTGCGGTTATTTGACTTGCTTCTCCCGCAACCGCTGATGCTGGAATTAACTTGACAAGTGAAATTGTGCCAACTCCAGCAGATGTTAACTTAATTGGATTAACAAAATTTGTTGGTGAAGAACCTAATGCGTCCGATTGATTTGTATGAATTGATACTGATTCCGAATCGATAATGTTTACAAAATAATTTTGGTTTGCCAGCAATGGTGTAGGCAATGTTCCACCAGAAGTAAACGCTTGAACTTGGTCACCTTGACCTAGAAGGTGAGGAACATTAAAGTCTAGTTTTGTCTCAGGTACGATTTCCTTTCGGATATCGACGTTGATTGGATTTGTTGATCCAGTCGTGTGGATTTCGTTGATATTTGCCTGTGCGTCAGAAATAGAACTAAAGACTTGCAGGTGCGTTGCATCTAGCAGATTTCCAAAATAGGTAACTCCAGAACGCAATCCAATAGGCAGCATATGTGTTGCTGATATTGCTCCTGTAAGGTCAGTTGTAAATAGAACAGCAGAACCACCAACAGAGGTGCTAACCTGAAATGTGTCTCCAGATCGGTTAATAACATAATATTGAGTGCTGGTATTTAAACCAGACCCGCCAAGCAGTGCTGTAAATTTTATTGCTTGGTTATTTTGCAGGATATTATCTACGGCAGTAATTGTGTCATTCGATGCAGTGCCTGTAACGGAATAAATTAACGATGATGGGAAAGTCAGCGGATTTGCCGTTGTTATTTCGATAGTAGGAGCAGACGCGAATTGAAGAGCAGTAACGACAAATGAAGTCCTAGAGTCTAGGAATTTCAATGGCCCTGCTCCTACTATACTTTGGAGGGAAATTGGATAATTACCTGCCTGTGCGTTAAGAGAATCGTTGTAGATTTGAATGGTCAACGCATCGAGAACACCAATGTAATAGACCTGACCATTGGAGAGTGGAACTGGGATAGTGCCAGAAATCGGAGTAATCGCCATTCCTTGACCAGAGTCGAGCGTGTGAGGGGTTGTGGACACAAACTTGCCTATCGGGGTTACAGCCACCTCACGGGTTCTAATAGTTGCATCGTCTGGGGCGATTGTTCCGTAAGCAAAATCAGATTGCGAATGGATTGGAATGAGAAGACCATCAACTCCAGTTCCGTCTTTGAGTTGGCTACGCAGATCTCGGTTGTTGGAGTCAGTTCCAGTAAGACGAATGATTTTGCCTACGTCATTCTCACTCTCGGCAATAGCAACCAACTGAGAAGGCTGAATAATTTGCATCAATGTCGCTACATAGCCTCGATCATCCCATGCCCAGTCTACAGTGTTGAATTTGCCACCTTTATTGACATGGTCCT